TTACGCTTCTTGAACAATTTTCGCTTGAGAGGAGTCCGAGCCTTGACTCCAGCCTTTTTAGAGGCTTTCAGAACTCCTGTGAGAACTCGCTTGTTGTAAACGTGGTTAATCTTGTTGTTGTTACCCACGTTTGTCTGCACATACACCCGTTTAGAGGCGGGAATGTTCCTTTTATTAGCCTCCATCACGTTTTTGTTTATGAATTTTTTGACATTCTTGTTCAGCTTATGGGGTTTGTTGTTTGAGTTCGCATTGGAATTGTAGTTCGAGTTCGAGTTCGAGTTCGAGTTCGAGTTCGAGTTCGAGTTGAAGGAAATGGCTCGGCGAACGGGTTCCAGGTTATTGGAACGACGAACTCGTCTCCCACGGATGACAGGGCTATTATCGAAATAGCTACGAATTTCTGCCCACCCGTACTGATTATCATTGTTTCGCGATCGCCTTGGACTACTCATAGTTACTTATAACTGATATTTTTATGTAAATATGACACCAAATCGTTTCGTCATGTACTTCTTCGCTAGTGGTAAAGAAGGTTGACTCCACAATAACCATCGTGACCAGAAACCAGCTGTCGCGATACCGTTGATGCCCCACTTTTCTCTATCACTCCGGTTGACATTCAACATTCGCTTATGAATCGTCTGATCAACGGCTGGAACATTTCCACCATGACGTTGAACATATAAACGCATTCGTGTAGGATCCTTATGGATCGTGTAATCAGAATAGCCTCGACCACCAAAGTCAACTTCACGACCATCCTCGAGGATCGCCCTGAACTTCTTTTGGGGGTTGGGACTCTTGATGAGTCTGACCTTCATTACTATAATTAGACAAGTTTATTCTGCTTGAGGATGATGTACGCAAGCATGAGAACCTGGACAACCTGGAACACGGTGAGACCGAAGGGCATCTTGGGGACGACGAGCAGCGTCTGGACCTTCTCCTTGAGATCCTCGATTTGGGGCTGGTACTTTTCACGACGGTAATACATTTATATACCCTGAGATTTTTTATGCACCGTTACAGGCACTGCAATAGTTCTCGACAAGCTTCTTTTCTTTACCACGCTTGAGCAGGAAGATGTGATCGTACATGTGAAGCAGAGTCATCGCGGTGACAAGTAAAATAGCCGGACGGTTACCTAAGTTCTTCGTGAATACGAGTACAGCGACCAGAATCGCGACGATAATCGTCTGTGGGACGGTGAGAAACATTTATAGTAGACGGAGAAATTAAATGAAATATTGCACTGTCACGAGCTATATGTCCAAGGGTCCACGTGTAGTGAGTGATAATATATGTTGTTCTGAAAGACGTCTTCTTCGAACCCTTTACATGAAATGTATGAAGAGTGGTAAGAGACCCCACCAGTTTACACCATGGCTTCATAGGAAATATGGCCAGTTGATCGTAGAACGAAAGACGGTGTATGGAGATGGCATTTCCCTGCCGTGTGTCTTGTGTCGGAAAACCCTGGATAAGCATGGTGTTCGATGGTGTGCCCATGATGGAGATAAGTGGGTGGATAGTATTTTGTGTATTCCGATACCTTCACGTTCGACGAATAAACAAAAGAGGATGTTAGGATTTAAAGTTTAATCAAGATGTTTTCTACACACTGCTTCATACATGTCACGACCACCGATGAGTTCTAATTTGAGATCTGACACAATGCGTTTAGTAAATGGCCCGGGTGTACCGTTGCTACATGTCATGCACAGTGCTGACAACTTTGTAACGTCGCACGCGAGTGGAATACAGTCGATGAGTTCTCCAAACTTTCTCTGGAAAGAATCCGCATCAAGACCAGCAAGGATGACATCCTTCTTTAGAAAAAGACAGAACTCAACAAATTTTTTGAGACGAGGGAAAAACTGCCCCTCGTCGATCGCTACGATGTCCGCGTTTTGGAAAGCTGATCGTTCTTCTAAACTGAAGAGGTCATGCACCTTGTGACAGTCGAAGTGGACATTGTCGTGTGTCTTGAGGACTTCGTCAGGGGACCGCGTATCCTTGGCAGAATTGACGACTATGATATTCTTATCGGTAACCTTTAGACGCTTAAGTCTGCGTATGAGTTCCGATGTTTTACCGGAAAACATATTTCCCATAATAATCGATAGACTCATTTCTTCCTAGATATTATAATCTTGTATTTTTTATATGAGTGTAGACATTCATGCAGCCACCATCATGGGGCACCAGGGATACTACAATCCCAGGACTGGACGCGTCAAATTTGATGGATGTATTTACTCTAACATACAAACAGCTATAAAATATCTACGACTCAAATAACTTCGACATATACTGGGCGTTCAGTACCTATTAATGACAGACCAACCTGTAAAATTCTTCGAGCGAAGTGTGTCTTTACTTCGATGGTACTATCTTCGATATATTTTCTTGAATTCGGTCTATGATGATCCAGAACTTTCTTCATAGATAGAACACGTCGGAGAGAAACTCGGTTACACCGCGTGGTATTTATTCTCAATTTCACTCGTTCGTCTAAGCACCATATACTATTGAACATAGAATCTAGGCGTTCTGGTGTAGTTTGATCTGTTATCGAAATCTTACACGTTCGCATCCTGTTCTTTCTTGAGTTTTTTTAAACGCTTAAACTCGCGTGATAATTCTACGATGTTAGCAACGAATAGACTGGTACATAATAGTATGGTTTTGGTACTTATGTGCATACTCGAAAATACACTTTTTTCTTTATCCATTATAAGATGCCCCTGAGCGATGCTCAGATTACCAAGAAGGTTGGGGAACTGCGTAAATCTGAGGGTCGGATCTACGCACCTCTCAAATATTTCAGGGGACTCACCACCCTCAAGGAGGTTGAGACCCGCTACAAGAAGATGCTCCGGAAGGACTACAAAGATTTCAAAACGGACAAGGGACAGAAGACAAAGACCTCTTCCTACACGCAAAAGTTTAGAAAGATGTATCCGGGAGCCAAATCTCTCCCTGAAATTGCTAAGGCTACTGGCCTGCCTCTAAAGACTGTGAAGACCATCTACAATAGGGGGCTCGCTGCGTGGAGAACCGGGCATCGTCCGGGAGCCTCTCCACAAGCGTGGGGGTACGCGAGAGTTCATAGTTTCGCCACTAAGGGGAAGACGTACTATACGGCTGATAAGAATTTGAGGTAGTGATTTATCCCCATACACTTTTTACAAATTCTGATGTCCACTGTTTAGAAGGGCTTTGTGTTTCTAATGCAACGAGTACAATATTATCTATTACATATCCAACACTTTCATCTAATCTTTCTATAGATACTTGCCAGTCACCCGTGAGATTTAATGGTATATCCAGCCAATGACAACGTCCGCGTTGTTTTCTCCATAATAATATAAGATCACGAACTGAAATTGTGTGTTCGTGAGTTCTACCTTTCGCATTTCTTGCCCCAGTGGTTAATTTACTATTGTCAAACAAAGCTCGTAACCTTGTAAACAGTAATGGTGCTTTTATACCAGAGTCAGAAATATCATCACCAAATTGATTGAAAATAGTTTTTCCAAAATTTGACACCTCAAGACATTCATATTCGAGACTACGTTCTACCTCGTCATCATCATATACACATTTTTTGCGTAGAATTGGTATATTTTGAACTTTTTCCCGAGACCACTGGCGGAAACCAGTTTGAAAACTTCTATCTATTAACACACAGTTGTTAGAACTATAACCTTTATGTTCATCGAGTCTTTCAAGACTTACATTAGTGGGGGATAGGTTTATAGCACCATAATAACATTTAAAGTTTTCTTTTTCGAGTGTAGTAGCCACCCATTCACGAAATTCGTCAATATTTTGCCATTTTACAACATGCCCTCTACCCGGACTTTTACGAGGTCTGGAATTGGAAAGACCATTTCTAACTTTTGTTGAATGTTTACAATTTTGAAACAAACTAGAACATTTTCCACGCCACTTCATATTTTTCTCTGAACCACGATCTCGATGGCATTGACTACACCATGATCTTTCTTCACTCATAAGAAGACACCCACAGTTAGCACATGTTTTTTCTGATTGACTGACTCTATGTTGACGCTGAACTTGAATAGTCGAAGGAATACGCAGGTTGGTAAGAACTTGAGATTTTGTATCATCGATAAAATTTGTGGCAAGACTACGAGATACTAAGGGTCCTAAAGTTTGCGATATGTGAATTGCAGCAGCTATATTAGAAGTAAAAGATATTGTCCTCTTTAGTCCATAATCTTTGATTATCTCTGTGTAATACCTTTTATCGGTATTTTCTTCGGTATATCTGACTTTCCAAAATCCAGTTTTTGAATCCATGGTAATCAATGTAATTCCATCAGTTCTCACTTTATCCATAGCTTCTTCATCTTTCATCTCGCGAAGCTCTTTCAATTTTTTATCGAAAGGTAAAAAATTTTTTAGAATAACGGGTCCCAATCCATTTTCTATTCGAATTTGGTTAATATCTTGGACAGTAAGTTCGTATTTTTCAATGGCGTCGAATCTTTTGGGTATAAATCCATTAGCTATTCTACGAATGACCTTATTTTTATTACGGGCAAATGTACCCTGACCCATCCTTAATTAAACATTCACTTAAAGTCTTTAACATTGATTAAAAAATTCTACAGACACGCTCATAGATACTAGGTTTCTTCACTGGCTCGGGTGCGAAGATTTTACCCACAATGGCTTGATTCTTCTCGGATTCACTCGCCATCTTGTCCGAATGTTCTTGGGGAGCTAGGCTATGGGGTGGAACTCATACTCACATGAAGATACAGACGCTCACCGTGTCGTTCTCTGAGAACCTTGAGGTACGTATGAAGACTGCAAGGAGGAGACCCATCTTCATAGACCATACCTTGAGGAGTCAATAGGGTCTGTTTGTGGTCGTGCTCGAAGTGATTATCGTATCCATTGTGATCAGCGGTTGTGATGGGACGAGTCTCGTATCGTCCCGAAGCGCGATACGGAACAACTTCAAAGGCGATGACGGGGTGCTTGGCTAGAATCACCTGACCATTGTCAATCTCCTTGAGAGTGAAGGTGAAGTATCCGGGTTGAGCGTTAATTATGGACATGTTTGTAAACTTAAAAATATGATGAATAGTACATTTACTTAGGTTTCATTACAATCTAATATTCTAGGAAGTCTGTAAAGGTGACGATATCTTGGTCAAGTATAGCTTCTGCGATGTCCGTGAGTTCTGGGGGGAGGTCATCCAGTCCCAGACAGCTCTCGTTGAAGACTTCGACCATGCTCATGTCTCTATCCTCAAAATAATAGAGTAGATCTCTGAGGGTCTTATCATCGATGGTCTGCATGGCTTTGCAAAACTTTTCGCAACAGAATGATGATCCGTCGAGGATGTTATTCTTGATGTATACCTCAATATC